TGGCGACGATAAACCTTGCACTTGTTCACAATTAGTATTTAAATAAATAACCAATGGGTGTAGTTGTTCTTTGTTTATTGTTTCTTGTTTAACTATACTAACAGTGCTTTGACTGTGCTTTGTACTGTGCTTTTGCAGTGCTATGTCTAGTGCTTTGGTAGTTGCTTTGGTATTTTTTACAATAGCAATTATATTTGATGAGTATTGATTTTTACTAATTTCTACCATTTCTATAAATCCATAGTCGACTAATTCATTTAATCCCGCAGAGTAAGTTCTCCAATTTTTAACCCCTATTGCTTCCATAACCATTTGTGAAGGAAGCCCAAACTTATCCTTCCAACCCAAACGATTGCAGTGTTCAATAGCAAAAAAATAAATTGCGTAATGAATAGGCTTTACTTTGTCTGGGTTATCAAATGCCCAGTTGCAGAAGTTTCTACTTAAATCGTAACTATTCATTTGGTTCTATATTATAATAAAACTTTAAAATAAAAGGCAGTAATTTTTCAACATCATTTCTTGTAATTGTAACTGCTGCCCTATTTTCACCTTCTACACATTCAAAACATAAATATTCACCAATGCTAACAAACATAACATCACTTGAAATATTTATACATTCAAATTCTAAATAATCTTTACGCATAACTTAAATTTTTAGTAAATAAAAAACCCCTTAAATCCTTTGGGGCTTCACGTCCAAATTCATTAAGAGGTCTTAATAACGTCTTTAGGTTCTATAGTGTGAAGCCGAACCGTTTACAAATATACAAACTATTTTTTAATCAAACTCAAAATTTTTATAGAAATTATTAGAAATGTTTACTCTTTTCTTCCAACGTTTAAGCCTTCTGTATTCGTATTTCTGTCGCGGGTAGTATAACTTCATAGCTTTTCGATTTCGTGTTTTACTTCTTCCCAATAATTTCTTGTAGCTTCTAATCTTTCAGATAATTCAATTTCAATATGATATTTTAATTTTGAATTTTGTTTATAGTGTTCATTATGAAAATATCTTTCTTTTATTATTTCATCAACTGCTATTAACGCGCATTGTTTAGCTATCACAGTACATAGTATTTCTTCGCCACAATCAGTATCTTCATTCATTAGTATAATTCTGTAAGAGTCAACTAAATCGTTTGCTTTATCTTTTGGATTCATAGCTTTTCAAGTTCGTTAACTACTTGTTTTAAATATTTGATTCTTTCAATGTCAAACGTTTCTTGTATTCGTTGGTGTGCTGTGTAAATAGCGCATTTAACAGCTAATTTATAGTTTTTAATCTCTAAGCCTATAAAGAAATCTTCTGTTAAGCTAATAGCTAATTCTTTGGGTGTCATATTTTTGATGTTACAATTATTGAATCCGAGTTTACAACCTTAAATGTACGCATTTGCTTGTACTTTTGCATAAAATGAATTAACCGTTTACCGTTATCCGTATGAATTACGTCCTCAAAATATTCTTTACCTTGGGTTAGTTCTGCATAAACACGGTATAAAATGTTTTGCAAATCATCAAACGTACTATATTCAATGGTTAATGTTACTTCTTTCGTTTTCATAGTATTTGGAATAATATTTATCAAAATCTAAATCTTTATCTAACCAACCAACTAAATTTGCGCTTCGCATTTGTTCTTTCTCAATCATTTTAGAATACGAATAAATCCTATCTAGGTCTTCGGCTGTAAATTCATTTTTTGCACTTTCTACAAGTGTTTCGTACATCCAATCAATAGCTGTTTTCATGGCTCCAAGTTTTAGATTCTTCATTCCATCTTAAATTATAAGCCTTTGCGCTGCAAACTTTCATGTAATGCGCTATATTCATTCGACCTACGTTTTTCTTTTCTTGCTCCAACCAATAGTTTAATATTTCTAATAATGTTGGATTGCTTTTTTTAGGCTCTCTCATGGCATTAAATTTAAAAGTGAATAAGATATACCAATCAATGCAAATAAGAACGTCCAGAAGCCTAAAACCGTGCTTAAAAACTCTTTCTGCTCATCGTTGGCAGGTGTAACTTGGTCTAGTAAATTTGTAAAGTGTTTTTTCATGTTGTTTTGTTTAATTGTTTCAACAAATATATATATTCTTTTTAGAATAACAACTATTTTATTAAATATTTTTTAATTTTTTTTTAGGCAATAAAAAAACCCCTACCGAAGTAAGGGTTCTTAACAATTAAACCATTATGAAAAAGCAATACAAATATAACTATTTTAATTTCTTAGATATATATCTGCCTAATATTTTTCCTGCGAAGCCCAAAAACGGATTTTGAGCCTCAACTTTCACCTCTAAGCTGTCCTCCGTTTTCGTAACTTCAATGTCTAATTTATTTGAATCTAATAATACTTTCGATTCTTTGTCGTCTCTTTTTACTTCAATGTGCGTATCGTTTACTTGTACGTCAACATCAATTTTCTTTTTCTTTGCCATTTTTATTTTTCGTTTGTTGTGATTACTCCTTTAGGTTCTAAATGTACTCTTCGAACGTTTGCAGGTTGTGCAATTTTCCACGCCGTTCTACGTGCTTTAAATAATCTAGTCTTTGCGATACGTGAAACGCTTACAGAGTTGCCCTGATTACCTCCTAAAACATGATAATGCGTTTTGTCCTCACCTATATAAATTCCTACGTGACCGCCACCATCTCTTTTAAATGTTAATATATCCCCTAACATTGGCTCTGTCGCTTCGTTTCCCCACGTTGACCATGATAACGCCCACAAAGGCTTAGATACTACGTCTAATCCAGCCATTTTGCATATATAAGCTATGTATAAACCACACCAAGGAATCTCATCTGAATTATAAACTTTGTCTAAGCATAGTTCACGCGCCCAATTCATGATAATAGGATTGTGCTGTTTGCCTTCGACCTCTTTAACTCCAATATGTTTAATAGCTTGTACTAAAATTCTAGGTGCGCCTTCATTATATAACCAGTCGTAATTCATGCAATTAGATTTTTAAGCTTTTCGTTTAATTCGTCTTTCGGTATAACAATAAAACTAGCTTCTTTATCAAGTTCTTTTTCAAATACTTGTTCAGTTTTTCCGTAACATTCGTAAAGACGAACCTTTAAATCTTGTACCTCATTATGTGTATAATATAACCAAATAGCCAGTACTCCAGTTGCGCCTTGTTTCTTAATAATTTCAAAAAGTTTGTTTAAATCAATCACAGTATTAAAATTTGAGTGTTATATCCGTTACCGTGTTCATAGTTGCAAGAACCATGACAGCATCCTGTACAACCAAAGCAATCAATCATTGGGCGTAAATCTGTATCTCTATTTTCAAGTGAAATAAATTCAGGGTACAATGATTTATTTTTGATTAGATACTTAATCAATCGTTCTTCAAAAAATGCTGCCTTTTGTGCGTAATGCTCCATTCCAAATGCAACCTCTCTTTGACTTACTGAACTTGAAAAGTCCCCGTTTTGAGTTTGAAGACCTTTGTTTTTAAGTTGGTAGGTTAAACCGAAAACCGCATCTTCAGCAGAACGCCACGCTATAATAGGCTGTATAAATTTGATTAGTGTTTCTTCATCATTTGTTGCTGTTTGGTCATTATAGACTTGAAGCATATAATTAAAAAACGTAGTGCCTAATATTGGCATAACGCGAAGCTGTGCCTGTGTTGCAATATACGGTGTTACGTCTGTAACGTCAACATTTGCTGTTATTGGCGTGTTCGTTTTTAGGTAGTTTTCAGTTATAAAGTAAAGCATTATACAACAGGTGTTTCAGGGTTTGTACTAGGCACAATATCACCGCCTTCAATCGGTGGTAAACTTGCTAAGGCTCTGATTTCGTTTGGAGTCATAGAACCGAGAACTTTTGTAGCTACCAATGGACTCAAAGAGTTTAAAGCGTCACTTGTTTTAGATGCGCTTTCTTCAACTTCGACAATCGTTTCGTTAATGATTTGAAAGTTGTTTATTTTTAACTCACCTTTTACTTTTGCAATATGCAATAACTCATTAAATATATCTTCGACATTTTCTCGCAAAGGTTTAACTACGTTTTTTTCAAATATTACATAGGCTTGTTTGATGTCCGAACCGCTACCAAGTGAGCCAGTTGTTCTAACTCCCATTAATATTGGGTCAATAGTGTGCGCAAAACAAATCTGTTCTGTATTTAAACTAGATGCTTCTTGAAAGAGTTTATCGTTTGAGTTAGTTGGTAAACTTTCAATCTTTGGCATCTGTTCAGCACTATTTGCAAAGAATGCAACCGCTTTCCCTGCGTTTTCCGCGCCTTTTAGCTTATCAATGGTTCTACGTAGTACGTTCTTTTCTTCTTCGCTTTGTGGACGTTTAGGGAACATCATAGCAAATGAAGGGAAAACAGCGTTTTGTATATTAGATTTTGCTAAATAACTTAGTTCACCGCTTAAAAACGCAAAATTTAACGCACTTGAATACTGCGGAAGTGGATAATAGTCTTGACCTATACAAGGTAACTCGTAAATAAACAGCTGTTCGTACTCTTTGTTTAGTGGGTGGTACGGAACAATCTCTAAAACGTCTATCCTAGATGCCCAATCTTCACAAATAAAATACGTTTTACCATCTCTAGAACGTCTTAATTTCTCTGGTGATAAGTTGTCTATTTTGGTAAGTTTTCCTTTATCTGAAAAACACAATTTAAAATAAACCCTGTTATGAATAACTAGTTGTTTTGTTACTATTGAAGCAGTCTTTTTTAACTTAATCTTCTTTTCGAATGCGTACAAATCAAGTTTTTCCTCGTTTGTTAGCTTATCAATGATAATATTAAACCCACCACCGATAACAGCATTCGTTTTGTAATCAACTATTGCACCATGTAATGGACTAGAATAATACATTTGATTCAAAGTTTCAGGATATAAATTTTCAATCCCGAATGGAATATAACCTGCTACTTGATAACGTCCGTTTACATAAGGCAATGATAAATTTCCGCCACCAATTTTGCTAAATGGTGTACTAAAAGATTGATAGCCTTCGACAACTTCAATAGTTTTGTTTTCACTTTGTTTGAATATATTATACCATGCCATAAGTTAGTCGTAAATTGAGTTAATAAGCGCACCTGAAACCACCATTCGACCTTCTTCGATAACTATTCCTGTTGTATCTTCAATTTCAGTAGGCGCGGATATTGCTTCATAAACTGAATAGGAATATTGTCCTTTAATTAGTTGAACATCCACAGGTTCATCTAATAAAAATTGATTAAATCTTTCGGGATAAGTTGAAATGTCTGGTGAACTAAATAATATTGGTTCGCTTTCGGGGTTCATTTCGTTTTGAAAAACAAATAAATAGAATGGATTAGACAAAGAACTAACCTCACTTAGTGTTAGAACTATATTGTTAACTTCATCTTTATTAATGTAAATCACAACTATATTAAATTAGTACGTCTTTTTGTTTAAAAAAAAAGCACCCCGAAGGATGCTCATTTTCTAGAGAATAGTAGGTTTAAGGTGCTACCGTAATAACAGATTGTACCGTTGAATCAGTTACTTCGTATGCAAGAAATTCGTTTTCAGCTGTTAAAGTTACCGAATATTTAGAACCATCCGCTCTCGCAGTTCCTGAACCTTCGCCAGTTGCTGTTAATTGCAAGAAAGGAAAATACCAATATTTACCATTTGCATCTAAAACGATTGCGTTAAGGTATTGCTGACCTGCTCCTAAAACTTTAATCGCTTGGGATTTAGATTGGTCTCTACGGTGAAACAATAAAGTAATTGTTTGCGTATAGTAAGAAGAACCGTTTACTAAATCGATTGCAGCTTCTTCTGTAAATGAACCTGTATTTCTACGGATTTCAAACTCCGTGTAAATGTCCGCAGGATCAGTTAATGTAATTGAATCAATAGTCCAACTTAACGTAGGGTTTAACGTGTAAGAGGCTATATTATCTTGTTGGTTTATCCAAACTTTATAAATCCCTCCAGAGTTGTTATCGCATGATTTTACAATGGATTCGAGTGCTTCGCATGACATATGTATATATTTTTTTAAATGTTTTACAAAAAAGGGGCGAGGCTATCCCCACCCCATTACTATTTTAGTTAATTATTGATTAATCAAAACAAGCAGCCCAAACAGAAATTTGTTCTGGGTTTGTGTGATAAAATCCTGCTTTAACGTTTGCTCTAGTTCTGATATAAGGCTCTGCAACCGTATCTGTCAAGTTAACCGCTTTCAATGCTTTTGCATCTCCTTCAGCATCGAATGCGTAGATTAAATCGTCTTTCAATGAAGCTACAATTGTGTTATCTGGCATACCCTCACAAACTACAACTTTAATACCTAAGTAAGTCATTTGCAACGGAGCAGAAACATAAGTCAAAGTGTTACCTGAAGCAGCAGCAAGTTCATACGCAGCAGCTACGTTAGAAGAAACACGGATTCTTAAATCAGTTTTCTTAAATCTAACCGAAGCAGGAAGGCTGTTAACAACTACATTCAATGTTGCTAGTACATTTGATGAATTAACAGCACCGCCATTATGGTAAGCTAAGTTAGCTTCATCTGCACAAAGTTTTTTCAAGTGACCATCACACAAAGCAAGTAAAGGATTTGCGCTTAATGTATCGCCTTGCCATCTAATCAATTCGATATCTTCTTCGATTTGACTTGCCATAACTCCCCAATAGTAGTTCATGAATGAAGGTACAGAGAAATCACCGTTAGAACCTTGAGTCATTTGTAAAGCTACAAAAGATTGCTCCAAGTCAAACTGACAAATTTGCGCCATTGCAGAAAATGCGCAAACATCAATTTCGATTGCATCTAGTGTATCAGTTGGTGCTGAAAAGTTACAAGTAGATGCTTGTAAGATTGAACCAAAAGCAACGTTACCTAATTTTGTTTTAGATTTTACACCCGGTAAAGCACGGTAAGTATCAGCAGTATCAGCTGTTAAATAAGCACGAGAATAGAACTCGTTTGGATTTGGACAAAGCAAAGCGTTAGCTTCTACTTCTAGGTCGAATTTTAATTTTCTTTCCATTTTTATTGTTTGATTTTAGTTATTACTTAATTTGTTTAATGCGCTGAACTTTTCAGCAATTGACATTTTAACCTCCGATTTCAATTCGATTTCTTCTTCGGCTTTTTCTGCTAACATTTCCTCCATTTGAGTTCTTAAGTCAGCAATAATTTTTAGTAGGTTGTTTACTTGTTCTTCAAGTACAGGCGCAACGATTGCAAGTACTGCTTCCGCATCCGTAGCAACGTCCACAGCCATAGCAACTTCTTCAAGTTCAGCAGGTGCAGGTTGTTCATCGATAGGCTCGGTTTCAGTTGTTACTTCTTCTTCGACTACTGAATCCTCCATCGCCACTTCTTCTTTCGGTGCATCTTTAATCTCGATAATTTCTCCGCCTTTTACAACGTAGACTTTGCCCTCGATTAGATGTTCTCCATCAGGTAACTTCATATTATTTAATTTTAATTGATTACTCATTTTTAACCCTAGAAAACCCTCAATTGAAAAACCAATCTGGTCTTTACTTACTAATTCTTGATAGTATTCTTTATCCGTGATTTGGGCGGTTAACATTAACGTTCCTTTTGGCACTTCAATTCCGAATGTAGTAAATGATTTGTCTAGCTTTGGATTATCCACTATCCATGATTCAAGAATATACGCAGGCACGGTTTGCGCTTGATCATGTTCTAAGTTGAACACATCTCTATTCTTTAAATCCTGCATAAATTTAGCGTGGATTTGTTCTATTGTTTCAGCTGTAAACTGAACGTAATACTCGCCTGTTTCATCGTCACGTCTATAAATTTCCATTGGAATCATAGCGGGTGCTGTAACGCGGTATTTTACATCGTCTGCGAATAACAATCTTTCGCCTTGATTGAAAGCCATACCTTTAACTTTAATCGCAGGATTAGAAGTAAAAGCAATTTGCTCAATCCCTAATTCTTGACCGTCTGAATACTCGGGGTCGATTGTGATTTTATAGATTGGTAAATCCTTTGTCATTACTCTATATTAAATATTATTTATATTTGTTCAAAAATTATAGATATGATTGAAGTATTCGGGCGTAACATAGCCAACAGAATGAATGAAATAACGGTTGAAGAATTTGAAAAAATTAGCGCAATTCATAACAATCCTGATTTTGATAATATCGAAAAGCAAATTAAAGTTTTTGAAGTTGTAGGAGTTGAAGAAGATGAATGGGACGATTTTAAATACTTTGTAGAAAAAACAAAAGAGTTCAATACTGACAATTTAGATAATAAAGAACCAGTTTCAGAGTTAGAACTTGAAGGGCACACGTATAAAGCCGAAATGAAACTATCTGTAAAAGATACTAAACTAATCGAAAAGATAATTGTTAAAGAAAACAAGCATTCAGTAAGTGATATTTTGGCATTAATGTTTAAACGTACTGACCTAACCAATACGGAACACTACGACAATGCACACTTAAAACATAAATCAAAGTTGTTTAGATTGCAACCTGCTGAAATTGCTATTCCTTACCTTACATTTGTAACCGAAACTATATCAAACCATGCTAAAAAACAAGCTGCCGAAAGCGTGGAATCAAATAACGATTGAAACATTCATAGAACTTCGTAACCTATCTCAAGAAGATGGAATGTTTAATTATCAAATAGACGTTTTATGCACTTTGTTGGATTATTACCCAGAAGATTTAGACGATATATCAATCGAAGAACTTGACGATTTACTAATCGAAGTAAAATTTATACGAGATGAACCCCCTAAACGCTATGAAACGCAATTAGGGGACTTTCAATTGAAGCCATTTAATAAAATTACACTAGGTGAGTTTATCAGTTTAGAAACTTACTTTTCAGATGACTACATTAAAAAGCTGCCTAACATCGTTGCAATACTTTACAGGCGTTATAAACTAAACGAATGGAATGATAAGACGTTGGAACCTTATAATTTTAATTCAAATGACCGCTTAGAATGGTTTATGGATTTTCCGATTAGTTCCGTGTTTGGGTTGCTTCCTGAATACATCAAATTTCGCGAGGGAATCATCGACCAGTACAAGAATTTAATGACTGAAAGTTACGAAGATGATTTCGAAACAGATGAACCCCTAGATATCGAAGAACAAAAAGAACTTGAAGAAGAAAAGAAAAGTCAGAAATGGGCTTGGGAGCAGTTAATCTGGAATCTATGTAATGAAGACTTAACTAAGTTTAACGCTGTTTGTGATTTGCCTTTGATTCTAGTATTTAATTTTCTTGGGATGCGTAAAGAATTGAATTTCTAGTAATCCAAAGCAGACCAGAACTCACCAAATAACGGATTAAAGTCATAAATTACGTTTTGCTTTTTACGTAACATACCCGCAACTTGTACAAGTGGATATTTAGAACCTAACCATTCAATATATTGGGCGTACATTTCTGATATTATACCCTCCATTTCTAACCGCTTGTTGAATTGTTTTACTAAGTGATAGGGTTCTATTGATATTGTACCGTTATTTAGAAAACCAAAATAATACGCCGCAAGTATTTCAATTCTTAAATTACCTTCGGTTGTGAATTTAGCGTTTATCCTAATTGATTCGTATAAAGTACCCGTATCTATTAACGCATCCTCTTTGATAACACGCTTTAAAACCTTTGCAGCTTTGTTTCTTATTTTATACTTTAATCTAAATTCCTTATCAGGCATATACTATATTAATGTTAATCTCCGATTTGTTCAGGAACTTGACAATCAGTATAATTATTAATTGAACAAGTAACATTCATTAACCATCCCGCAGCGTAATCTAGTAAGTCGTTATTTAATGGCGTTAACGTAGGAACTCCTACAATATCGAAACTATAATCGTCCGAGTTTAAAAACCAATTATAAAGGTCGTTTAAGATTAAATGGCAGTCGCTTAGAATTACGTTTATATTCGCTCGGTCTTTTTGTATAATATCAAAGCAATAAATATCTAAACTTATTTCGGTTGTAAATCCCATTTCAGATGGTACAGCATCAACAGGGCAAATGTAAACCAATGGGTAGCGTTCGTCTTTTGTAGCGAAGTTTTCCAATTGCTCACGAAAATCAGAACCTACTTTTTTAACTTGTAAGTGATTATCGTAAAAATTGATAATCTTATTTATTAAACTTTGGTAACTTATCATAGGGTTGCGTTTTGATTTATCTTATCTATCTTTTGTTGCGTGTTTGTGATTTCTGTTTCACTTACAACAGCCTTAACGGTTATTTGCGTTTGTTGTGCGTCCTGTGGTGCGCTTACATTATTCATGTCGTTACCTTGCCCAAATAAACTTACATTTGGAGTTGCTGCAGTTGTTGACGTTGAACTAGCTTGAGGTGCGCTAGGTAGTTGACCACCACCGCCACCGCCTGAATTAAATTGAGTAGATGCAATTTTAGCAATATTAGCAGCCGAAACAGCAGCAGTTGCAACTAAGTTTGCAATACCAATTGGATTAGGTACAACACCAATAGCCAAAGGTGCTGCTGCCAACGATGCTGTGATAGCTTTACCCGCATCCACAACCGCTCCCGCTAATTGTAAAGCCTTGTTAAACTTAAATTGTTTCTTTGCAAGTTCTTCTTCTTCTTTACTTCCCTTTTTAACCTTTGACATTTTAGCAGCAAAAGCAATATCGCCAACAGCTTGTATAGCCTTAGTTGAACTTTCAGCTATTTGTAAAGCATTGTTTGCTGTTTCTAGTTGTGCATCGCGTTTTTTCTTTTCGGCTTCCTGTGTTATTTTAACAGAATCTTCAGCAGCTTTTTTATCAATAGCGTTTAAGTCTTCTTGTAGCTTTGTTGTTAATGCCTTTTGTAATTCTGCGTTACTTTCTGCGGCTGCTATTTCTTGTTCATATTTTACTTGAAGTTGTGTTTTTTCAAATTCAGTTTTTGACGTTGTTAATTCTTGAAGTTTAAGCCATTGTTTGTCTTGTTCTTCTGCTTGTTTAATTAATCCCGCGTTATATTCATCTAATAACTTTTTTTGCTTTTCCTTTTCAGCATCTAATTCAACTTGTTCTTGTTTACCTAGTTCAGCTTCTAGTTGTTTTTGATATAATTGTTGAAGTTTTATCTTTTCGTCTTTTGTTAAATTCTCATTTTTAATAGTATCTTCAATTAACCTAGCGTATTTTTCCTGCGTTGCAACGATTTCTCGGTCAGAATCTTCTTTTATTAATGAAATTTCAATGTCTCTAATAGTACGTTGTGCTGCCAATCTGTCCGCTGCAAACTTTTTAGCATCGTCAATAGCTTTTTTATTTGCATCACTTCTAGCTTTACGTTTTGCTTCGTTGTTTTTCTTGTCTTCTTCTAAGTCTTTTTTCGCTTCTTCGCGTTTATCAACCGCATCCTGTGCAACTAATAGATTTCGTTCTCTACGTTGATCAATGATTAGCTTTTTTTCATCGTCAATTTGAGTCTTTAACTTCTTAATTGTTTCTTTGTTTGCTTTGTCCCCAAGTGCGCGTTGTGCCTCTAGGGCTTTTTCTGCTGAACTTAAACGCTTTTTTGCTTCTGTTCCTATGGCTTTGCTTTTTCCTAACTCTAAATCCAACGTATCCTGTCCGTAGATTTTAGCCATTTTGATTTCATATTCAAAACCACCAACAACAGCTTCTTGTCGTTTCTTTGAGCTTTCCATTACTCGCTCATTGGCTGCTTCCATTTTAGCCGCGTTTTCTTCGGCTGCAAAACTTGTTAAACCTAGCCAATCAGTCAAATCTTTAAAGCCTTGAATTAATGCTTTTACAGGAGCCATTAACGTATCTATTACTTTTTTAAGAACTCCGATTTTATTTAAGAAAATAAGTATCGCTGCAACGATAGCTGTAATAACAGCAACTAGTAAGAAAATAGGATTAGCCAATAATGAAACCCCGAATGAAAGAAATTGTTTACCTAGTATTCCAATAGTAGAACCTAGCGAACCTAGTATTTTTCCAAAGCCTTTAAACTGCTCTGCAAAGTCAGCAGGGTTTATATTTTTTAAAGCACCTGTTAATAGTTTAGCTTTGTCACCTGCTTCGGCAAAATCCAACGACATGATTGAATCTTTAATTGAACCTAATCCGTTGTTTACTTGTTCGAATTTAGAACCCGAAGCAAATATATTAACTTGCTCGTTTGCATCCGCTAATTGGTCTTTTAGTTCCCCTGCTCTTTGTGATAACTTTCTGATTTGTTCGCTATCAGTTGCATTTGCAATTTCGCCTTTTAGGTCTCGAAGTTCTTTTTTAATCGCTCCAATTCCTGTTATTTTTATAGGTACTTCTATTTCGTTCATATCGTTAAGGGTAAACTCTTATTTCTATTGATGTATATTTTAAAGCGTTATCCGTTCCATTACCTAAACTATCGCGCGTATATATTCTTATTTGGTCATCGTTAAACCTAAACACGCTAGAAACAAAATCACTACCTATATTATAATTATTTTGAAATAAAACAAAAGTTTTAGGTTGTAAAAATTGCCCTGTCAATGTTCCTATATAATTGCCAATTGCTGAACGAGTCCAAACAATGTCGCCTATCGTATTTTCTAAAATATAGGCAACTGGTGCAGCTGTCCCCAATTGTTCCATTAAAGCAATATATTTTTTGTACGTTGGTAAAACCTCACTAACCAATTGACCGTTTATGGTTTCTGTTACTCGTAAATTCGTTGTAGTAATTCCTGTTTCTGTTACTTGGTGGTCATCTCCTACGATTAAAGCATTTACGCCACTTGAAACCGTGTTTCCTTTGCCTAATATTACAGCGTTACCGTCCGATAAATTAACATTTGATTTAGAATTATTATCTATAAATACACCAGAGTCCCCTTCAACTGAAACAATAGGGTCAAAAGGTCGTGAAATTCGTGTTTTAAAATCAGCTAAATCAATTTCAGTATCTACGCTTATTAATTCAACCTTAGTTAATACGTCTTCGTTCGCGTTATAATCCATGATTTTATTGATATTCCACCATGAATTATCTATTCGTATTTTATCGTTTAGTTTTAACGTTTGAATGTCAGCTTCATTCAAGTGAAATGATGCGCTTAAAAGTCTTCCTACGTTGATTTGGTTAACCGTTCTTCGCCAATATAGGTTATATAAATTATTATTCGTTAAAACGCTTGTTTGGTAAAAGTAATAATCACAAACTCCGAAGTTAATATCAAAAGTTGGAGTAATAGCATCGTTAAAATGTCCCGTTTGTGGGTAGCTTGTTAATCCTGTTACGCCAGTAGTGCCTTGTTCATATATGTTAAACGCTTGACATGAACGTAAACCCGCATCGTAAAGTATTCTAATATTCGTATTTGGCGCAATTCCGCTTATCATTGGTAGGTAAGCATCGAATGAAGTCTTATTTATAGGCGTAGGACTAAACAAAATCTCTTTTACGTCCGTATCTTTTACGTATTCGTTTTGAAAAGTGTATTCAATTTGACCGTAAATTTCAGAGGTTGCCTGTGTATAGGTTTTATTAGGTGAGTCAGTATCTTCTTTGTACGTTAACTTTAACTTTTTGTTAGTTAAATCAGGTAAAAATATAAGTTGCTGTTCTTGGTTCTTTGCAAGTTTTGAACTCCAATCTTTCTCCGTTCCTGCATCGTACCATTCATCGCGAGAAACTAGAATTAAATTATTAGGGTTATTAATATCAGGGTAAGCATAAAGGTTATACATTTGAAATATAGCTTTCACAAAGTCGGACTGCTTTATTTTTTGTGGTATAAATTCATTAACTACCTGTGTGCCACCAATTATTTGAATATTTGTTGAAGGTGTAATGTCAACTTTTAAATCGCTTAAATCTACTTGAGGATTAACTTGTAATGCAGTGCCACTTCCGTTTGACCATTGACCCTTAAACTGCGCACCTTGAACATCGAACACTCTAATTCCTACTCTTATTCGTATAACGTCCCCTGCATAAACACGTACAGGCACAGGGTATGAAGTAGTACCAGACGCGTTTAAAATACTTGTTTGTCCCGGTGGTATTGTATAAGTATAAGGCGGTGTAAAACCACTAATTTGAATTTTATCCGTAGCTTCAACCCAACCAACATTAAAACCATTTACTGAAATCTGAAAAACTAAATTATAACGATATGCCCCTAATAAGTAAGCAGTAACAGCGCTTGTATTATCTAGTAATATTTCGTATGCATAACTAAAATTAAAAGTATAAGTTTGACCTTGTGTTATATCACTATTGAATGGTGCTGTATATATTCCTGTCGTTGGATTAAATAAGTTTTGCGCGTCTAGTGTTTCAGTCCATGTTGCAACTTGTTGTGTGAAACTAGAATTAAAGCCTATTGTAGGCTGTGAATAGTTGGTAGTATAAATCGTTTCAGCTTTTACTTGATAGTCAGTATAATCAAAGTTGTTAACGTCCCCATTATACGGAATCAATAGTTTATCAAAATGCGAAGATGCTAAACTTTGCCAGTTATAAGTAAAACCCGCATTCGAAAATATCCTATCAAAATAACTCTTTGCGTAAATAGCAGGTTTGAAATGGTTAACCGTATATTTATTACTATCGTTAAACGGCATTAAATATTTATAGTTATCGCTTTGCGTATGACTCCAACTATCCGTTATTGCTGTAATATCAAAATCATGGTTACAATCGCTGAAATCTAAATCCGTTAACTCTTTATTCGTTATCGTGGTGTAAAATTCAGCCTGTGAATCGCGAACCAATACTTCATATTCTACTCCCTGCTCGTATGCATCTGTTAATTGAACTTTTTTAACGTTAACTAATTGCAAAAGTGCATCTGTTACGATTGGAATTCCATTTTGTAAAACCGTACACTTTGTAATTTTATTAATGTCAAAAGTACCCGCCTTTATATTGACGTCGTAATAGTTGTTTAGAAGCGTGTTATTGTTCTTTGTTCCGCTTAGTGTTATAGTCTTTGAGAAAGTTCCTTTACGCTGCGTTAAATCGCGAATATCACCAACTTGAAAGTTAAGCGGGAAAGCTGTTCCTTCTTTTACGTCTAAATATCCATTATCTAATTGAATTCTAACCATTGATTACGTCCTGATTTGATAACCTTACACTAATTGAATGTTTAATTAAGTTCTTGTTTCTTTGTTGGAATATTTCGTAGTTTGTGTTTGTAACGATTACGGGTTGATATTCCGTACTTTCGGGTATTCTCAAAGGGCATCCGCTTTCATCTTCAGGGTATAACCAATTTTCCGTGTTTGTGTACGATGCAAGTTTAAGATAAACCTGTGGCGAAGTTACTAATTCTTCGAAATAACGCCCCATTGATTCACTCATCCAATTAGTATTTAAATCAATCGTCTTTTTGACGTTAATATTAAACGATTTAAACCCGTCTTCAATCGTATTGTAACTCCATTGGTCAGGCGTTGGCGTAGTATTTATAAATCCTGTAACGTCTTTATTATATTCATCGCGTGTTACTTCCCCACGTTCGTAGTTTTTAAGCTGAAAAGCGAAAGAACTAAACGAACCCATCCTATCTAAAAACAAACAATGGTATTCAGAAATTTGAACGCGAGTATCTAAGTTAATTCTATAAGTTAGTGAACGCTGCGCAGGTGTTCCCGTGTTTGCGTTTGAGTAATAAATATCGTAATACGTAGTATCGGTTTTTATCATTGGCAAAGTTGCTGCGCCTATTGGATTTAACACGCCAAAGTTATTAGCACCAACTGCGATTTGGTTTATAGTACCTGTTCCGGGAATTGATTTATAAAAATATTCTCCATTCGAGTTTTTAAAAATAACGTAGTCAGGTGTTCCCGTTGGATTTAACGCATTTAAATACATATCCTGACCTAGTGTACTATAAAAAGTTGTAGGTTGATTTGTAAGCCATCTTTTATCGTTTGCTGTCAAACTAAAATCTGTATAATTCCAAACAGGAAAATCTAACCAACGTAACGCAGCGTTAATTACTCCCTTTGAATATTCAACACCAAAATCGTAGGTCTTTCTGTTGTCAGCGTATGTTATAACTCCGTCAATAGATGAATCAGTTACAAGTGACCACAAAGAATCTACTACTAAATAAGTTGATGTTGCACTCAATACCGTAAACAATCCCTCTAAGTAAGGGTTCGCTGTTCCGCTATCGTTTTGCTTAATGTTTATTCTGTCACCTGATACAAAGGTATTTGTTACGTTTATTCGTACATTTCCCGAACTATTTACTAAAGTTGAAGTGTAACTAACTCGCGTTGTATATTCTTCTCCTAGTTCGATTTTATAATTGAAAACTGAATTTTCGGCATTGTAATAAGTAGTTACATTCGTGTTTAAGTCAAACGAAACATAGTTGCTTAATAGCTTCGATAGGTCTTGTTCACCGTAGCCAGTTCCGTATATTGGTAAAAGTCTATATTCAGCTATGATATTACTTAACGAATCTTTGATTTTAAATACATAGCGAAAGCCATCGTAGTTTTTTATACTAGAATCTACAATCCATTTAACAGGGTTGTAAGCGGGTGTTATATCTTGCGGTCTCGCTATTAAAGTTATTGCCATTAATCTTCAATTGGTGGAAAAGGTGGTGTTGGCTTTGGTTCGTAAGGGCTCAAAGGAATATCTAATAAATAAGAATACTCTGTGTTTGCAATATCCGCTTCATCCTGTTCACTTAAAAATAAAAAATATACATCGTTAATATCTTGAACGAAATTGAAAAATGTATCAGCATCAAAGAATACACCTTGTAGTTCTTCTGCTGTTTGGTTTGTTACTATTCTACCTTCCATTATACCTGTCTGCTTAAAGTTGTTTGAAATGCTTGTACCGCTGTGTAAAAGTTAGCCGCTTCGGTATCTGTTAAACCGTCTCCAATTGAAGCAAAGGCACATTGTTTTGTTGAGGATAAAAACCCGTTTGTTGTTTGATTTGACCCACAAATATAAATATTTGCATTTGGAATAACATTAACATTCGTTGCTGTTGATGTTCCTAATGTAGTATTGTTTTTATATAATTTATGGTTTGTACTCGTAGTTCGTGTTCCTATATAAAAACCTGTAGCAGATGTAATTGAACCTGAAACTCTTTGACCATAATTATAATGGTCAGATAAGTAAATCCCTGTATTTGTACCAAGTGCAATAGTTGGGTTATCTGCACCAACATAAATACCAATGTCTCTTTGAATATTTACAATTGTTGATGTTCTCGAATAAAAACTAATATGTGTTGAATTTAAAGTTAATATAGAATTAGCATTTAAATTTGAATTTGCATAGCCTGTAGTTCCATTTGCAACCATTCCAGTTGAACTATGAGTCATTCCACTTGCATAAGTCAAGTTATACGTACCCGGGGTTTTAAGATTGACAGCATGGCTTGAAGCTACGCCACCCACTATTGGATAAATAGCTTTAAACTTAGTCCAAATTGAATATCCTTTCAAGTCAACTACTAAAGTGTTAATAGCCGCTTGTTGTGTAGGGTTGGTTATTGCAGCCGCTGTTATAAATGCTTGAGCATCTGGGTCGATACCACCGCTACCCCTTGCTAATATTCCTGTTGTTGCTAAGAACATACTGTTTCCGTATCCATACATGACTAACCTAATACAAGTGCTACACTACCCGAAGTTAAATCAACAGCGCTAAATTGTAAATCCGCAGTTGGTGTTATAATTGCTCCCGCTTTTACCGCTGTTGCAGGTGTTCCAATATAATCCGTTTTTACGTCAGTCCCTGCTATTTTAATTGAAGCAAAAACCGTATCTTCTAAAACTACAATCATATCTATAACCGCTGTTTTTTCAGTTGTGTTGTTTAAGATAAATGTTCCTTGGTTGGCTACTAATTCGCCCATTAAATTTGTACTCATTTTTTATTTATTTTAAGTTGTTATATCTCCAGCTAAATACCATTCATCGGTACCTCTCTTTATTAATGTAGCCATTGCATATTGCGCAGCTGTTTTCGTCTTTCCACCACTTGAACGTAAAGTAACGCCAGTATCAGGTGCAATAGTAACTTGACCTGATCCATATTGACTAATCAAAATTTGAGTTCCTATTGGAAAAGTTACCGCAGTATTTGTAGGTATTGTTATTGTTCTCGCACTTGCGTTGTTTACTTCGATTAATTTATAGTTATCACTTAAAGCTAAAGTGTAATTAACCGTTTGAGTGTTTATACTAACTTCCGTTGGCGCTTTTGCGTTAAACGTAGTCCAATCAGTTGTACTTAATGCACCGCGATTTATTGCACTTGCAGTTGGTAAATTAACCGTATGCGTTGAACCCGTTGAATTAATAGCGAAATCTGTCCCACTTGTTCCCGTTGCAAAGTTTTGAACTTGGTCTGTTAAACCATTTAAAGCCGTTAAACCCGTTGTGAATGTCGTAATGACTTGGCAAAGGTGATTATCTTCGGTGTGTAATGTTATTGTTCGCCCTGCCGTAGTTACGTAAACTCGAATTGCTAATCTATCCGTAGCTACTAAAACTGTTTCAGGAACACTTAAAGCTGTAAAATAAGCATCTATTGTAGTTCCATTTGTGATGCCTTCGGGGTTACTTGAATTCGAAGCCAATAGCGTAAATGTAGTTCCATCGTATTTATAAAGTTCTGCATAAAACGAAGGTGAACTTCCGCCACTTGAAGCTGAAAAATAGAATTCTAAATTCCAATTACCACCCGGTATCTTTAATAAATTTGGGTCATTTGCATCTGTTAAGAATGAAGCGATGTAACCATTACCCGCGCCATTTGTGCGGATGAAATCAGTACCTGCTCCTAATATCGGGGTCTTATTCATTTCGTAATAAGTAACACCACCTATTGTACCTTGACTTACTGAACCGTTAAGGTAATAACTTGTTGAAGCTCCACCACCTGAAACAGATGGGAAGTTAGCTAAAGAACCGTCACCACGAACATATTGACTAACAACTCCTGCTCCTGCAACTGCTAAAGTTCCACTGGATGTTATAGGGTTGCCTGTTACCGTAAAAGCTGAAGGCATAGTTAAGTCTACGCTTGTAACTGTTCCGCTTGTTAAATCGCTTGTAGTCGCTATTGTATAACTTCCTGTTGCTTTGTTTGGGAATTCTAAAATTACATTGGGGTTTGTTACGTTCGTGTTTTTGAGCGCACTTTCTTCGTCTCCGATTTTTAATTTTAATCCATTCGTTGCATCAATAGTTGTATATGTATCTAGTGAACCGCTTTGGGTTTTAACGAAGTAATCTGAAATAGTTGTGTTGTCAGTTGGACTATCAACGCTTACTATTAAATTATTCGTTGTTGTGTTCCCGTTATCTGTAACAGCTTGTAAATCCAAAGCACCACCAGAAGCAGCGTTAATAATTTGAAGCCCTGTTACTGACTTAGTGACATACGAACCACTTTCTAAAACGCTAACTTCAACTAAATCTGTTGTGCTTAAATCAGAACCCTTTGGGGGCATTTGACTAATCTTTTGTCTTTCACGGTAAGCCATACCTATATTAATTTTTTTCGTGTTTATGTTTAGAATGCAAAGTAAGAATCATCCGTATAATATTCCTGTCTTACATGAGTAACTGCGTAACGTATTGCATCCATAGCATCGTCAAATAGTTTTACAGGTTCATCCGTGATTATGTCCCCAACCTTTTTCCATTTGTAATTGTCGTATTCCTTTTTAATCTCTTTTGAATCCTCGCAAAACACCCCAAACGTTTTAATGTTATCAATCCCTTTTTTAACTACCTTATTTGCGTTTTGAACGTCAAACCCTGCGTTGTTCATTTCTGCTATTATTTCGGGGCGTGAGTAGTCAGCTAAAATGGTTACGTGTTTTTCTACGCCTAATTGATTCATTTTGTCGATTAGGTTTGTAGTGGTTAAATAGCTTTCGTAAATTACTTTTTCAATGTAAATATCATTATCAACCCAGTACACCCTTACAAGCGCTGTGGGGTGATTATAACCAAAGTCCAACCCATAAACGTAATTAACAAACTTTGCAGGTCTATGATTTAAGAAATTCCAATTTGAGTAAATGTTGGATTTACTAATTGCCTTTTCACCTAGTGCGTAAATCTGATATAACGATTCATCGGTTCGTTTTAAGTCCTCTATTTGCTTTTTAATGCTATCAGGTAAAAACGGATTGTCTTTGTAAGTAGATTTAATTAACGTGCTTTCGTCTTTTGGTAACTCGTAAAGCCAACTTGAACTTTCGGAAGGGTTGTAATCAAAAATTAACTTAAACTCGGTTCTCATGTTTAATTGAGTAAAGTCATCGTAAAATAATTCATTCGCTTCATTACACCATGCAACGTCACGTTTACGACCTCTAATCTTTTGTTCATCGTCAACAGAAAAGAATTCAACTATCGAACCATTATCGAAAGTGTAGATATGTTCTGACTTGTTATGACGTTCACTTGAATAAATATCTAGGTCTTTAAGTATTTCAAAGAAGTCACGCATTACCGTTGCACGTAACGCAGGGAAAGTCTTTCTAATTATACTAACTACCTTTTGAGGGTTTTGTAAAGCGTAAACGATTAGCAACTGGCAAAGTGAATACGTTTTTGAGCTTCGGCTTCCGCCCTCATTAATGACAAAACGAACCCCTTTATTTTGGAGCGCGTCAAAGTTCTTTTGAAATATATTAGTCGCTTGTATTTCCATTTATTATCGTAACCTTAATATCTCGCATTGGTTCACCGTTTGTTGTGTGGTCGATTGATTCCTTTGGTTTACCTACTGCTCGGCTCAATAAAGTTTCTATTGAATATAACGAACCTTTCTCCAGTGATTTTCTTAATGCATTTGCAATCGTCTTTTCAAGTATCGTTGCTTTTGGGTTTTGCCATACGTCTTTAAGTTCATCCAGTGACATTGAAATCATTACTAAAATACAATCGTTAATTTCAGATGCTTTGTACCCATGTTCCTTTAATGCTGAAACATACTTTCGAGGTCTTCCGTTAGGGTTTCCGCTTTCGCCTTTTTGCCAGCGTGGTTCTATTTGTCCTTTACCTGCCATTTCGTTGTTTATTCGTTGTTTTTATTTATATTTGTAAAATCAAATGCGGAGTTAGTGTAATGGTAACATACTAAACATCCAGTTTAGAGTCGGCGTTCGATTCGACCACTTCGCTCAAAGCCTTGCGTTCCGTGAGGCTTATTTTTTTTCCTTTATACATTCCTGCACCTTGTTTGTCAATTTCGCTAAATGGTAATATTGGAACAGTAATTTTGCAAGTTTTGTCTATTAGGTAAATGTATCTTAATTGATAACCTTTTAATTTTTCCCATTTATGAAATTCTTTTGACAAACCTAAATGAAATGCTTGCATAGATTGTATTACTTCATTTGTTTTTGGATTTATCCTTAATTGTGAATTGTCTTTTATTTGTGTTAAACTAAATCCGCTTGCACGATATATTGTACCATCTCCGCTTTGTGTACCATCTGAAAAACTAACAATCCATTTAATTTGTGGTGCATTTTTTTTAATTAATCTAATGCTTATTGCTATGCATCTGCTTTCAGAATACTTAGGTAAATACTCATCAAAAGCCATTCTATTTAATTCTATAAACTCATTCCAACCCGTACCTGCAACTAAAGGACTTATTAAATCTTTACGCATACTACTACCATAAGACATAACACCATGCAATTGATTATCTAAAAAGCAACCAAAATGTAAATTACTATTTGGAACTACCTTACCTGAATAATGATGTTTCTTTACAAATTCGTTAGCAATTTTTGAAGGTATTACTTTAACGATTATTTCCTTTGCTCTGCCCATTGCATAATAATTAAATAAAGTGCATTTCCGTTCGTGTTTTCGTTTCCCATTGTTTCAGCATATTTATATTCTTCCGTTTGTTTAATATCTTCAATAGCGTTCTTTATTTGCTCCGCTTGTTCATCAGCAAGTGTAAAAGTCATTTGTTGAAAAGGTGCTTTGTCGCCTTCAGGTAAACTAAAATCAGTTCCTAATTCATCAGCGTTTAAATCAAAACCAATTAAATCTAATCCCCATTCGTCTAACTTTTCAGCATCCCATTCATTCGCTAAACTATCCCAGTCCCATTCACCAAAACCAACGTTATCTTTAATTAAAAACTCCGCTTTTTGTTCTTCCGTCCATTCGTCTGCTATAATAACGGGTATTTCTTTAAATTTTAACTCATTTAACGCTTTTAAACGCATATTGCCACCTAATACAACGTATTTATTATCTACGTCAGTAAAAACGATTAGAGGGCGTTTATTTAGCATGTCTGGAAACTCCTGTATAGACTTAACTAACTTTTGAAATTTTCCGTCTTTTATTACGCGTGGGTTCTTTGGGTTCGGCTTTACGTCCGATATCTTTACTAACTTCATTTATCGTTTATTAATTGTCTAACTCCTTGCAATAGGTTGTAGTACTCGCTTATTGGTATTTCAATCTTAGTTTTATTCTTGTTTAGGTGTTTAGCTGAAATTGAATTTATAAAATCTATTACTTTTTGTGTTTTATCCATTTTTCTTTCGTCTTTTTCTAGGTTCTTGCTTTGGTTCTTGTTCTATTCCTGTGTAATTAATTGGCTCAGGTTCGAATATATACCCAAGTCCAATTGATTGATAATAGGAAAAGCGGGTAACGTCTAGTTTATCAACTATTATTCTTTGCTCACCCATGATTGAATTGTATTTTACAATCGTTTTGCCTTTATACTCGTCTTTAATTCTCATGTTGTTTCTTAATTATAAGTAAATCGTTTTTTATTTCTCTAATCCAAAAGTGAGCAGTTGTAAATGGTAAATCAAAATATTTACCCATTGCTCTGGCTGTTGAATAACCTTTGTCATAGTATGCCTCAAATATTAATAACTTAATTTTGTCATCAATGTTGTTTCTATAAACCTCAATACATGATTTGTGAAGTTGGTATTTACGTTCTAATTCTATTTTATCCTGTAAATCGGTGTTGTCTTCGGCTTCTTGTACGTTCGTGTTTTCAAAGGCTGTAATATGCTCATCTTTATTTGACTGGCTAGTATTCCAAATTATTTGTTTTTTTATCGTATTAAACAGATATGCTTTCATTTGTTCTTCCGTCTTTATGTCAGTCTTCAATCCAACTAAATAAATATAGCTGTTATTAATTACCACGTCCGCAGTTATTCGGCTTTTCATACGCACTAAAAAGTAGTTAGTGTATTTTCGCACGTCTTCATAATGCTTCGACAGGTATTTATCAAGAATTGCTTTCAAACCAACTGACAAAATCTTTAAACCAAACTCTACGCCTTACATTTGAACAAAAACACTCACCGTCTTTTTTCTTCGTTTTAAGCTCTTTAATCTTTTTCAGTCTATTGAGACTAACCTTTGAGTATTTCACCACCTCTGTGGCGTTAATAATCTCGTTTATTACTTCGAGTTCAGCCTGTTCAAACATAAATCTATTATAAATGCTGTTAATGCGCCTAAACAAGCGAATCTAAAACTACCTGAAAATATTAAAATAGTCCAAAATGAAGAACATTTCCAACAACCTAAACTAGAATGTATGTAGTTTGATAGGTTTGTAATAGGGAACTGCCTGAAAATATGGTCAATAAACAACTGCAAAGGCTCAAAACTGACTAACCACCATGCAACCGCTAACAATAATACTAACTCCATGCTTTTTTTTATGCTAAATTAAGCAATTTTATTTTATAGTTTTTTAATCTATATAAACCACAGGATAAAGTTTTTAAACGTTCAACGTATGGTGTTGGGTTTTTAGCTTTCATTACTATTCGAGAAAGTCCCTCAATCCGTGTTTCCATGCCCTCAATCATTTCTGTAACTCCGTCTAGTTTCATTTGATATTCGTCTTCATGTAGAACTTTTCCTTTGCCACAACATGACATACATTCGTAATCAATAGGGTTTTGTTCGTACGGTATTATCGTATCGTTTAAATCAATGGTTACGAATCCCCAACCGTCACACTCTTCGCAGCTGTAAAATAAATCTTTCATAGTTTAAAATTTTAAAATCCGTATCTCATTACATCTTCATATTCTGCTAAAGTCATTTGGTCAAAATGGTCTTGTGCTATATCTCCGTTAAGTTCAAACCGTGTTTTTCTAATTTCACGTTCTTTAGCTTCCGCTTTTTCAATATTGCGTATAATCATTTTTAACGTGTTTCGTAAATGGTTTTCACCCATTAAATCAACATCAATCTTTTGACCTGTTTTAGTAGTCCAATAATACTTTCTCATAATTTCTAAGTTTAATTGTTTATGCAAATATAATAAAAAGAATAACATTAAATAAAAAAAGCAGGATTTTTTACGTCCTGCCTTGTTGTTTACTGATTAAAGAATTTACCTACCTTTTCAATCGTTTTTGTGCTTACATTTTTCTTGTAGTTTACAAACTTAAATAAGATAGGTTGGTTTATTCCGACTAACTTAGAAAATGCGTTTAATGTTATTCCGTTTTTCTGTAAATAAGCATTAATCAAATTCCGCGTTACATCGTTTACGTTGCTTAGTATCTTACTTTCTATCATAGGTTGCTTAAAAAGTCGTCAAATCCATTCTTTTGGGGTTGTTTAGCTGTTTCTTGAACTGGTTTAAAACTTAGACTTTGAAATTTACCTTTTGCTCCGTCTTTTACCCATGCTGAAACGTA